GCCTGCGCGCGGTCATTGTCGGCCAGCTTCAGCACATCCTTCGCGGTGATCTGGACGCGCCCGCGAGAATCCGGCCCATCGATCTTGTCAATCAGGTAGGTCCGGGTAACCATGTCCTCCAGCGCTTGACCGGCGTAACCCTCTCTAACTCGCAGCACGCGGTTGTTGTAGTACGGGTTTCTGGCCAGCCATTTTGACCAGAAGGTTCCGCGCTCCACCGGCTTGTAGGGTCGCTCAGCGACGTAAGGATCGACCAGGTTGTCGGAGTGGGGATGGTCGTTGAACGATACCCGGATCGATGCCCGCTTCCCCAGAGGGCCGCTGTTCTGGCTCCCGCCTCCGGGGTTGATTTCCGTAGGGGCAGTCGAAACCGACTGTACGCTGGGGATACAATAGACATCCGGCAATCTCTCACCCGGCTTACAAAACCGAAGCACCAGCGGCTGCGGCGAGTAGTTTTCAGGATCCTGGCAGGTAGCCCGAGTATTGAAGCATTTGCGGTCCCCCGTGACGCCGACGGCAGCCGTACAGGGAGCCACTCCGTACCGGTGCTGGCAGAAATCCTGCTCTATCTCAACGACGGTCTGAAGCTCTCGCCCGACAGTGGCCTCATTCATGCGATGGCCTCCACCGAGAACCCGACAGACATCAGATCCCGGACGCCCTGGTTACGAGGGCGGATATCGTCGTTGCACCAGGCATACAGCACTTCGGACGGGAACTTGAGCGGATACCAAGCGATAAAGAATGGGTACTTCCTGGCCGACTCCACAAATGGATCAAACCACTGCCGGTACCATGCTGCCGTTAGGTTGTCCCAGTCATAGGAAGTGGCATACCCCTCGCGGATAATCGACCTGCCGAGGAATTGCCCACCCTCGCTTTTGTTGGGCATGATGTCAGTTTGGCGGGACAGTGTGCCCGGGGAATGGCCGCCGTACAGGCCACGCTGCATCTCCAGCACCCGGCCGATATAGACAACGCCAACGGAGGCCACCGCCTCAGTCAAAGACAAGCGCCAGTAGCGCGCCGTGATAGGTTCGAACAGCAGCATGATCGCCCGGTCATCCGCCGCCTCTACCGTCTCGACAGTTGTCCAGTCGCTACCATTGGCGCTGTACTCCAAGGCAAACGTCGCGCCGGACGACCCCAGGGTATGGCTCGCAATTCCCAGGTAATCGACCTCAACGTCAGCGCCCGCGTCGTACGCCACCCAAGCCGGGACAGCGGTCGGCCGCCAGCGCTCGTAGGTCATCGAGTTGCCAGTAGAGGACGCAGGCCACCCGGCCTCCTCGCTGCTGGCGGTCACAACCGCATCCCGGGTCAGGGTTTGATACCCAATCCGCGCATGGTTCAGCGGATAGCCGCGCCCGTCTGCATGATCGCCCTGCTCCACCAGGCTCGGGCTAACAACAATTACGCTCATGCCACCCTCAATCGGGCGCCATCGCCCACAGCTTCGTTAATGGCCCCAATCAAGTCGCGCACCGCCTTGCCAGAATAAAGGCCGTCGCCAATGTTTATCGTGACGGCAGGCCCTTGTTCTTGCTGCGGCGCTGCCTGCGCAGGCCCGCTTGCAATCGCGTCGGTCGGCTTGGAGTACGATCCGCCCTTGACCCCGCCGCCGCCGCCAAACTGGGTGTTCTTGATCGAGGCGATTTGCGCGGCGGTGGCAGCCGCCGCAGTCGCGGCAAAGACGGCGCCCAAAGCAGGGCCGCCCAGCTTGGCACCCCACTTATAGGAATCTTGGACAGCCTCATATCCCGCCAAGGTCGCCTGAGCAATCGCCGCCACCTTGCCGATCTGGAAAAGTTCCTTGTTCCCGCTGTTCATCAACGAGGTAAGGTTGTTCCACATCTTGCTGCTTTGCGACTCGCGCTCTCGCGCTTCCTCCCGGGAAACCTTAGACCGTGCAGCGGCACCCCTTCGCTCAATCTCTGCGAGCTTGCTGGCGTGATCCTCGGCCAATTCCAGTTCGCGCTGACGACGCTCTTCCTCGGTCATCTGCTGATCTTCGTATGCCTCGGCTAGCAGAGCTAATCGGTCTTGGTAGGCCGTCAACTCGATCTCAGTCAAAGCCTGCTGGTGCGCGATGACCGCCTCTTGTTGCGCGGCATAGAAGTCCTGAAATCCGATAAGCCCATCTTCATAGCGCTGCTGATTGCGCGCGAGTTCGGCCTGTAGATCGGCATCCGCGACGGCAGCCATGTTCTCGGAGTGCTTGCCGGCGAGTTGCTCTTGGAGGCCATAGTACTTGGCCTGGTCGACAAGGCCCGCTTGGAATATTTCCGCAAGCCTCGACTGACGCTCAGCCGCCTCCCGGACTTCGATTTCTTGGGCCGTAGCCGTGTACCGCTCAAGATCCTCGAGCGACTTTTCTAGTCGCTCCCGCTCCTGCTTCTGTTCCCGGGCTAGCCGCTTTGCTGCTCTCTCTCCATCGCCCCGCTTGCGCGACGCTTCGAGCCTCTTCTCGGCAACGTCCAGCGCGTCGATCTGAGTTCGCAGCAGGCGCTTTTCTTCCTCATCAAGCTTGGCCAGCTCGCCATGTTCCAGGTCGTAACGCAGCGCGGCGGCTTGGCCTGACTTGCCCATCAAAGCGATCTGGCGCTTGATGGCGGCTTCCTGTTTAGTGAACGCCTCAGAGAAAGCAACGGCAGTTGTAACCGCAGTAGCTCCAGCGGCAGATGCGCGGAAGGCATCATCAAGGCGGTGGAACGCCTCAGCCGTGCGGTCGGCGGCTTGCTCTGCGTCAGCCAGTTTGGCGCGCGCCTCGACCAGCGTCTTGTTAACGTTATCCAGCCCAGCTTGATCGACGCCAAGCCCGAGCTTGGACGTAAGATAGTCGTAGTCTTTCTCCAGCGCCCGCACTTCCGCAGCAGCTTGCGCCGCTGCGACGCGCGCCTGCTCCAACGCTTCCTCGGCTTGCTGGCGCCGCAGCTCCAGCTGGGCTCGATTCAGGGAGTCCATGGAATCGGTCAGCGAATCAACGTCCACAGAAGCAGACTTCGCCGACCCGGACACCGCGTACATGGCGCCAGCGGCTAGGCCCAGCGACACTACCAACCCCACCGGACCACCCATAATGCCGAGCAACGAGCGGCCCACCGTGACCTGGGCTGCTTGAGCCGCAGTCAGGCGCTTCTCGGCCGCCTCCAACCCGATCTTTGCAGCAGTGAGCTTCCTGGTTGATACGTCGGCCGCATTGGTCGCGGTGATCTGCGCCATTGTGGCGCGAGCCTGAGCGAGCTGCGCTTGCGCAAGCTTTAGTTCTTCAGCCGTCGCTACTCTTTTCGCCTGATAGGACGCTACTGTGGCGACAGTAGACGCACTGAGGCGGCCGATATAAGTAGCAAGTGCCGCAACCGCGACACCGCCCGCAACCTTCGCTATGGCCTCAACATGATCCGCCAAGATATCGAGAGCGGCGACCAAGGCCCCCGTCGCGCCGGTTGCCTCGTTCTGAATCCCGATATAGTTCTGGAAGTTGTTGGATATCCGCTGCAGAGCATCGCGCACTGTGGTGGGCATTTCCTCCACCTTACGCATATTCTCATCCAAGCTGCCAAGCAACGCTTGGTTGAGATCGGCCAAGGCCAGTTTGCCCTCGATGCCCAACTTGCGGATCTCGGTAGCTGATTTACCCGAGGACTCTGCAATAGCATCAACCACGCTCGGGATAGCCGACAGAATCGTCTGCCAGGTCTGAGAATCTACCCGACCCGTCTGTATCGCCTTTGAATACGCATTGATCGCGGCTCGACCACGGTCGGCGCTTGCGGCGTTCGTCACCAGCAACGCTGAGAAACTATCCGTCAGGTCAATGGACTGTTCCAGAGAATATCCCAAACTGCGGATGGCCTGGGAAGTCTGGATGAACAGTTCCTGGGATTCTTGCAGTGACCGATACGTATTGTTCGCCGACTGGATCAGCCGACCCTGAACAAGGTTGTATTCCTCCTGGCTGTTCGTCGCCTGTTTGATTCGGCTGGCAACCTGCCCCCAGTTATCGGCAATGTCGATAATCTTGACCGCCGAAAATGCAGCGGCGAAGCGCGCGCCGAGCGAAGCAATGCTGCGCGTAGCCATTTGCGCTTGACGATCAAAATCGTTAATGCGCGCAGTGGCCTCACGCAGGCCGCGATTCAGGCCAGTAGTGTCCGCCCCGACCCGGACAAACACACCGCCGATCTGGCTACCCGTTGCGCTTGTTGCCATTCTTCATCATCCGATTTAGGCGTTCCACATCCTCTTGGCTCAGGGATCCGGCGTAATCCGTATCCTTGTCCCTAGGTCGCTTCACTTCGTATATGCGCCACCATTCGGCGGGGGTCATGTCCCACACGTCGCGCGGGGACATCCCCCATTGGCACACGGCCATGTCATACAAGACGCCCCAATCAACGTCCTTTACTTCGCCTTCGCTGCTCGCTGCTTGGGGCCGTCTTCCTTTCCCTTTGCTGGGTTCTCCGGGAAAGCGGCGATAACGATGGCGTGCGCCATGCTCGTCACAGCTCCCTGATCACCATGGATGAGCTCGACGTAAACGTCGTCTTCCGTCACCGATGCCCCTGCGGCTTGCAGGAAGACGGCAATGGCGCTGGCGATGTGCGTGAGCTTAGGCGCGCCCGTGCCCAGACTGTGGGCCAGGGCGGACAGCGAAACCTTCTGCTCGACCCTGTTGAGCAGGGCGAGCGTAGGCTTGATGCGATACTCAGCGCCCTTCCACCCGATCGTGACTTCTTGGAAAACGGCGGCCATTACGCAGAGGCCTCCGGCGTGAACACCCAGGCGCCGGAGGACTGGACCGTCGCCGAGAAAGTCACAGCGTCTTGATACTCAGCGCCAACCTCGAAGTTGCCCAGG